CAGAGGCATCAAAATTAACTAAGACACGACCTGCAGGCAAAGCCTCCCAGGTACCACCAAACATGGTGGCAGGGGCAGTAGCAGCTACTGAAGTAAAGATAGCACCAACCGGGTACACAGTCAGGAGCGTTGCAGCACCTATCAAAGAGATGATTTCTCCAGCACTAATACCTGTAGCTAGTGTAGGCACTGTGCCATCAGACTCTATGGCTGCAGGGGCACTAACACCAATTAGAGTACGCACCGCAGCGGCATCGATACCACTAGCCAAGGCGGGTGTAGAGCCATCAGTAGTCATCGCAGGGCGGGTGTTGAGCTCAGTGTGGGTAGCAGTCACGGGCCCAGTAACATTAACCCAGGTGGCCTTAATTGTAGACTTCAGAAGTCTTAAATGCTCATCAGCCTGACTTAAAGCGTCTGTAGCCGCCGGGTTGGATACGTCAAGACTATCAATGTAAGTACCAGTTTCTAGTGCCATCGGGGGTGTACCTTAAGTATTGTTCGTGGGGGAGGGGACTACAGTTTCTTCTCGAACCATAGTGACCCCGTCAACCAGGAGAGCCTGATTGCCGTGAGTTCATTCCCTGGTTGGCTGAAGGTAAGCTCGAACTCAGGGAGTAGGTGTAGACCACCATTGTCTAGGTAGTCATTGGTCAAAGTGGTTTTCATGGGGGTACCTGGGTAGTCGGGGGTGGTTTTTCTCAGGGGGACTCCGCTTAAAGAAGCCCAACAACAACAACAAAGGCCGAGGGGTTTAGCTGGATTTGGGAACTCGATCAACCATTGACCGCATGGGGGTCCATTTTGCTGCCTAGGGACCCGCGAAATACATTGGTCTAGGCTAGAGGCCGCATTCAGCCTAGGTTCTTGGGTACAACGGATAACATATCCCTTGCCCAAAACTAACCGCCCTACTCTGAGACATTTGACATTTATCTGGACCATCAGAAATTTGTTGGGATGACCCATTATTTCTTCTGTAGAAATGGGGAACTACCTTAGTCTACCCAAGTCCACCTTAGTCCACACAAGTCTACCCAAGTAACACATACCTTCATCAGTACATAGGTAGTCTCAAGTAGACCTGGTCAACGGACATCTACACACACAACCACAACAGTAAGACCTTAGTATCTGTCTAATTGTTGTATGTGCTGTGGTGTATGGACCTTAGTATCATGAGCTCGTTAGTGACCACCAGTGAGCTACTCTGGCTTCATAGGACATTAGCCCTCGGTCTAAGGAACAGTTGTTCTCGGGTGGGCAGTGGAGGGACACTGTTGTTCCCACCCAAGAAGCAATAAGGTTGTTACTTTGAGGGACAGCGAGTATCATCTCGCGCCGCCGTTACCCACAGTACTATCCTAATGGGTGGACACTTCTATTTTGGGGGTGTTTTGGGGGTTTAATCCTTTGTTTTATTGAGTACAAAGGTATAACTATATGTCGTTTATTTAGTTGAATAGTGCTTGTGATGAGAGGATAGTTGTGCTTCTTACAGGTTATCACCAGTTGTGGCGATGGAGGGACACGGTGTAATCTTAGCTACCTTGTTGTAGCGACACAGGATGCCTGTGCCCTCCATTGCCCATTCAATTGTCTAAGTGTTCCAGTAATCGTTTTATGTACCACTCACATTTCAATAGGTCCTCTTTGGGGGTTTCGTGCTTCTTTGATGCTCGCCAAAGATACTTGAATGCTGCTCCTTTGCAGTAACCTGCGAACTCTTTGCCGAGTGCAGCTTCCATTGCATCAATACACTCCATACCACCTTCAGTCATATAGTGTGCTGGTGAGTTCACCGGGTCGTTAGCTTTGCCTGGGAATGTGTATCGGTTGAGTGCGTGGTCCGCATCTCTTAGTCTCTGCCAGTCTTCCTTAGATGCTCTGGACGTTACTCTGTCCCAATCAGCACTTGTGCTCATATTAATAGTCATATTCGTATTCTCCTGCCGCAATCCCTACACGGCATCATCCAGTTAGTTTTCTTAGGTAAACACTTGCAAAAGCTCGTGCGATTTAAATCTTCTTCATCACCAACCTGCAGAATGTCATAGCCAGCCCTTGGCCCTTGGAACTCCTTGGGTGTTAGCTGCTTCATGTCTCTGCCTGTCATCTTCATTCTTCGCAGCCCTCGCATCCCATAGCATCTGCCCACTCTTCAACGGTTATCCCTGAGATCAGGAACTCACGTTCTGGAGAGGTTAGGTGTGGCCACACTCTTTGGGCCAGTTCACCATCTTCGTGCCGTTTGAGTTCTGTAAGGGTGACATCTAGGTCCATCTGATTGAGAGCCCCGGTAATAATTGATCGTTTATCTACTAGCATCTTTGTGGCTCCCACAGTTTGAGTTGTTGTGTGGATTGGTCCCAGTCTTCCCACCTTAGTATCCTGGCGCAGCGTGATTGGGCTAGTGCATCTTCCCTAGTTAACCCGGCCTTGATGTATGCCTGAGCAACCTGCTCCCAAGACGGGTGATTACCTAGGACCTTCTCTGCAGTCTTAGGGCCGATGCCTTTAAGGCCCGAATAGCCATCAGTGCTGTCACCGATCAAGCATTGCGTTAGGAACCAGTGGTCTGCTTCGGGTAGTGACACATCGATGATCTCGTCCTTCATTGGGCGATACACAGTGCCCGGTACAGACAGTAGGTCCTTGTCATCACTCACCACCACCGTTGAATAGCCTGGTGCTGACTGGAGTATTCCCATGATGTCATCGGCCTCCAAAGTATCGACAGTGACCGAGGGCCAGTGCCCCATTGCCCAGGTAACCATGTGGGCATAGCCAACTGGTTTTCTGGTCTTCTTACGGTTGCTTTTGTAGGGCTCATAGACTGTCTTTCTGAAGTTGCTACCAGTCGTAAAACATAGGACTAGGTGCTTCCCATCGAGGCGCTCTTTGAAGCCCTCTAGGCGCTCTGTAAAGGCTTTCTTAGCCTTCTTAAGGTCTGCTCTAAGCGACCATATGTCTGAATCTATGTCCCAGCAGATGGTCTCCTCTGAGGCCACAGTAGCTTGGAATAAATACAGGTCTGCATCGACCAGTATGTTTAGTTCTTTAGGATATAAGTTGTCTAATACGTTCATCTAAGTCCTCCTTAAAATCTCTGCCGTCCTCAGTAATTCCCCAGCGATTACCCCAACAATCCTCATCTAGGGCCGTGCTGATGAAACCTTCTGATGCACAAATGGCAACGTGCATTGCTGAGTCTCGTGCAAAGTTACTTTTGATCGTGAATGGGGAGCGCCAGGCTCTATCTAGGATGATCCAAAGCGCAATTATCTGATCCAAGCTGTCCTCAAAATCTTTGTTACCCTCAGTGCGTGTCAGACCAAGTTCTTCCAAGCTGGTACTCGGCATCGATGTCGATTTCGATTTTGAGAGCAACGCCTGCTTCTTTCGCCATTCGTCTAGTGAGATTACCGACATAATTTCCTTCCTCTTCCGTTGGGCAAGCGATCTGCACTTCGTCATGAATCCAGCCCATGATGTATGCCTTACTGCCTACCTTGGTGAGTTCCTGGTCAATGAGCCTGACCCATTCCTTACATATGATTGCTCCTGCCGACTGGAGTAGCTGACTGAGGCACCTGTGTTCGCTTCTAACACTCAAAGCACGGCCATCGAGGCCCTTGAGATAGCCACGTTTGTAGGCTCTTAGGAGCTCGCTCTTGAGTGATTTAAAGGCAGGTATTGATTGGTCGAATGCTGCTTTGAGGCGCTTGCCGTCTTTGGATTTACCACCAACAATAGAACCTATGAGACCATCACCACCGCCATACAAGACGCTGTAGATAAATGTCTTGGCTAGGTCCCTAGTAGCTAGTCCTGCTGCATTCTGGTTATAGGTGTGGATGTCTCCCTCTAGGATCTGCTTGGCGTATTCACCCCCGTCATCGAGGTAATGGGCTAGGCACCTGAGTTCAATACCAGACAGATCCGACCCACAGATAACCCAGCCTGGGGGTGCTGTAAATAGGTCACGGCACTCACGACCATAGGCTGACCGGGTGCTTGGTACTTGAGCTAGGTTAGGGGACCTATGGCTGGCTCTGCCTGACACTGTGCCGTTAGGGATAATCCGATGCCTGAGCTTACCGTCTATGTCACACAGCTTAAGCCATGCCTGGTTACCTTCGGCCAATGCAGCAATGCGCTTGGTCAGTAGAAACATCATTGCCAATTTCTTGGCTTCGGGGTACTCGAGCTTACTTAGGACCGCCTCGTCTACCTTGGCATCACCGCTATTCGTGAACTCCTTGGGCTTCCAACCGTATTTCTTTTGTAGGCAGTACTGAATGTGCTTACGGCTACTTGGGTTGAACTCCACGACCTTGACCTTAGTA